ACTATTTGCTTGTACAAATTGTTCGGGAGACCCTACAAAATCAGAACCATCAACATTTTTCATCCAAGTTCCGTTTTCTTTTGCGGTTTGCTCTATTAAATGGTACTCATCTAATAATTCTTTATTTTCTGGAATCGCTTTATTAAAGTCCTTCCATTTTATAGTAGATTCAAATTTAGGTTTAATAAAAGATTTAATTGATTTAACCCCAGATATAACTGGTTTTATAATAGCATCATCTATAATTCCTGGAAGTTTTGCTCCCTTTGCTGTTAGCTGCATACCTTCTAAAATAGGGATGGGGGTAACAGCTGAAATCCAAGCTTCATTATAATCTTGAGTTTTTTGTTTTAACGTATTACTAGAATTATTTTGATTAGCTGCTCCTGAAATCCACTGCTTATTAGGATTATTTCCTATTAAAGGGTTATAAACAATTCCTGGATTTGGTTCTGTATTAAGTGCATTATATAAATCTTCTGGCATTCCTGTATTCTCCCAAGGTAATATTTCTGGAGTAATTACAGGGGCTACATTAGTAGCGTCTGATTCTGCTACAGGTAAATGTTCGCCCCCATGATTATATTTTTTGGGAGCTCCACCGTAGGCACGTTGAAGTGGAGAACCATATAAGCTTGTATCGAGATCCTTTAAATACGAAGTTATAAAATCTTTATCCATTTGACTTAGGTTTAGAATTAGCAGCTTTACGTTTTATAGATTCATTCGCTTTATTTGAACGTTGCTTTTCTTTTAATTCTTCTTTTTTTAATCCTAATTGACTTTGCATCTTTTGTCTTTCTAGCATTTCTTTTGCATTATCACTAGCCTCTTCTACTCCAGCTGTGGCTTCTTTTCGATCTACATACCCATCATTATTATCATCTGCATCGATCAGTCGAGCTTCTGCGTTTATCATGGCAACTTTAATTTTAGTCTCATTATCCATAGTATTACGTTCATCTTCTCGTTCTTCCTTAGCCATTTCTTTTTCTGTTTCGGCTTGTGCCACTTGTTGCTGTGCCTGTTGTTCTGACTGTTGTGCTTCTGCTTGTTTCTTTTCTAATTCAGCTTGAGATGATTCTAACATCTTTCTAACTTTAGTAATAGATTCAGATTGTAATATACTTGCAACATCTGTGAAAGAAACTACTCCTGCTTGGAGAGCTGCTTGCGCTAACGATTTTAATGTATCTAAAGCCTTATCATCTTTCGCTGAGTTTGAAACAAAAATTCCATAACTAGAATTTGTAAAATCTTCTGGTTCTACATTTAAAAATGTTCTTGACATATCATCAGCTATATACTGAATTTTCTTACCATCTCTATAAGCCATTTTAGCAACATCGATTAATGCAGTTAAAACTTTTTTCTTACATTCATTATGTGAGTAAAACCAATATTCTGTTATATGCGAAGATTGTGTTACAGCTCTCTCAGTATTTCCTACTAACTCTGAGGTTTGTACTTGACCCTGACGTTGTCTACTAACCCCAGAGAGTTCTCCAAGTTCAGTTTTAATATTATCTAATAATTGTACATGGGTATTAATATAATTTCCCATTGATAAATCAATGCTTTGAAACTGATTAAAAGCTGGAGCTTGTTGAGATCTATTTCCTTCTTCCCTAGAATTAATAAACATAACTCCCATCGATTCTAAATAGTACATCCATTTAGAAACATCCCATCCTTCTGATGATGGTATTTGAGATATATCCATAAGAGCAACCTTACCTTTAGATTTAGCTATTGCTAATTCTGTTCTGTAGTAAATAATATTATATAGGTATTGGAAAGGTTTCATTCTATCTATTAAAGAAATAGATTCAGAATTTCTTTCGTTATAAATAAATCCAACATAACCAGATTTTACATCACTTGGGTTAGAGAGATCTCTTCGTTGATTTAGTTTTGGTTTTACATTACAGTAAATACTCTCAGCAATCTTTGTACCCTCCCAGTACTCACTGATCCAGTACCAACGTAATTCAACCCCATCAAATAACCACTTCTTCCCTTTCTTTTCAGCATAATCCGGAATCTCAAAAATTTCATCTACTATATCTTCCTGCTTTGTTCCTGACTCATCTGTATAAGTTACTATACCTATTTTCCTCATAGATTTCCATTCAACCTGTAAAACTCTAACCATCCCGTTACGTCTATAGGATCTAATTGATCCTGGATCATAAACCCCACTCCCAACAGTATCTAGTACATTAGAATAGTTTATAATATTAAACTCATTATAAGGATAATTTAACCCTCCTTTCTCACTAGGATCTGTACCAGTCATTCCATTTTCTAACCTGTCTATCTCTCCCGGTTCTAAATATTCATAATACTCATCAAGTACGGTAGATAAGGTTAACCATCTTTCTTCGATCACAGCTTGAGACTCATCAATCCATGGAGAATCTGGATCCAGTATAACACGTACATCTAAAGGATTGCATACCCGTACTGTAGGATTTCCAGATATATCACCGACCCAGTATATTTCTTCTCCAGCTATCAATGCGTCTTTAAAACCTCTATTAAATTTTTCTTGTAGATCATCCTCTCGTACTAAATATTCTAAAATACGTTGAGCAGTTATTTCTCTAATATCTTGATACTCGTAATTTATATACTTTTCAATCTGAGCTGGAGTCTGTGGTTGCATGGCTGCAGCTTTCTCAGGATCTGCGGCTGCAGCTTGTTGCATCTGTGCTTGTTGTTCGGCCGCCTCTTGGGGGCTAACTACTACAGAGTATAAATACTCTAATAACATTTCTTTTTTCTTTTCTTCTAGTTTAGAGATAGCATCTGGATCATGAGAGACTACTTTAAAATTAAAAGGTCTTTTTATTTCTTCTCCCATAAGAAGCTGAATCTTTGGTGAGATAATATCATAATGCTGCATTTGTGCAGGAAAGTTTGACTCTTCCACTCCGAAAGGATTTAGCACATATGAAAAATCACCCTGGTTTAGCTTACCATTAAATAGATCATAGTTAACCTGTTTCTTTACTCTAGAAGATCTTCCGTTATAATTAACATCTCCATATGTTATTTTTTCTAATTCATCTATACAAGTCCTAGCCCACTTCTTCCCTTTCTGGGAACGTGATACTCTTTGTCTGGGTAAGTCTCCTAAGATATATGATTCTTGTCCTGTATTCATTATTTTATAATATTAAGATGCAAAAGTAGAGAATTTCTTTTGATTATCTAGTTAAAAACTCATTTTTCTCTTTTTAAAGTGTGAAGTTCTCCAGAATTTATCTCCTACGCCGTAATCAAACTGCGCTTCTAAGTCAATCTGATAATTTTCATGTGAATGTAAAATGCATAACATAAAAGCAATAGCACGATCAAAGTTTCCGTGTTTATCATAAGCAATTAACTCTTTTAATAGAGGTATAGATAAAATTGAATGTAGATTTAATTGGTCTCCTTCTTCTGTATCTGCTCGTTTTTCTAATAGCCAATCCCTTAAATAAATTTCAGCTTGTACTTTAATAGGTTCACTCATATGTACACCATATCCCCGAGCCACGGTTGATCTGTTTACTATATCTTTTAATATACCTGGTTGAGCTTTTAATAGGTGTAAACATTTTTTCTGTTCAAAATATATTTTTAAACCTTTTAAATTATTCTCATATAAGGTTTGTGCATTATAATATGTAAGTAATTTTCTTATGGTCTCATAATATTCTTTGGCTGTTTCTGGTCTACCTGTATACTCTGCTACCGGCAGGCTATACGTTTTATCAAACTTCTGAAAGGTCTTATAAATAAAAGTACTGCCTAACGAATTAGTCGTTGAGGTGTCTTGGTCATAAGGGTCAGTTCCTGCAATGTATAATCCAAATGGAGTTTCATCTGATGCATCTCTATAGGGATGTTCCCAAATAACAACACATCCTGTTTTATCTTCAGTCGGTTTTAGTGGAAACTTTATGATAGGTTTTAAATCAAGATTAGGAGTCCATCTCACTTTATCTTTTTCCCAATAAAATTCTCCAATCATAGCTAGATCTTGGGCTTTCTTTGTAACCTCAATTTCAGAAAGCCACGAATTTAGTTCGATAGTAGGAAATATATTTCCACTTGTTTTTAAGAAAGCTTCTCTTGGTGTTTTTGGAGATTGAGTAATATATTTTTCCCATGTAGATCTTGAGTCTGTAGTTTTAATAATACTACGTTCCTGATCTAAGAAAGCTTCGGCAGCTTTTCTATTAGAATTACCCTCTCCATCAACCATGCTTACAACTTCACCTGTATCTAGCAGGGTTACCTTTCCGGGCTTATACCACATATCATCAATAAAGAATCCGCAATTTGTTCCGGCTCCCCCTTCATCATATATATTTTCATATGGTCTTAACCAATATTTTTCTGGGTTATAAAACATTTCGGCAAAATCATTTGATCCTCCATCCATATCTCCTCCTGTTCCAAATATTAATGGCATACCAATCATAACATTACCATCTCTAAATACTGGAGCTGTTACCATATATGCATTTATTAAGTTGGGGAATTTTCCAGCTTCTTCAAATAACATTAAATCTGCTGTTTTACCAATAGCCGCAGAAAAGTTATCTTTAAATGTTAATGTAAATATCTCACTATTATATCCATTCCATACTTCTTTACCGTCTACCACTTCTTTAAACCTAGCCTTAACAAAATCTCTTC